GTTGCTCTAGTTGTTCCACCTGTATTTATATTGACAGTATCAGTACCAAAATTTATTCCTGTATTACTATCTGTTCCTGTTACTGCTGGTGCAGAAGCTGATCCATCAACCCCAGAAATACCAGTAGTGCCGTTAATGTTTAAAGCCATAATTAAAGAATAACAAATAAACTGCCAGAAGGCACAGTAACAGTAACCCCACTATTTATAACAGGGCTAACAGTATGTGCATTTTTTCCAGAAGTAATTGTATAGTTTGTTGTTACGTTAGTGTCCGACTCGAAAAACACTTCATCAGTTCCGCCTCCAGTAGCTCCAGCACCTCCTCCAATCGCACCCCATGCACCATTGTTATAACCTTCAAACTGATTAAGAGTTGAGTTATGCCTAAACATACCAACAGCAGGGCTTCCATCTCTCTGGGCTGTTGTACCAGATGGGATATTTAGACTAGACGTATAATTATGAATTATCTTTCCAGTAAAAGTTCCTCCAGCTTGAGGCATCAATCCTAAATTAGTACTTGCAACCGCACCAATAGTTACATATCCATTATTTGCTGCATTTCTTATCTTTAAATTTCCATCAGAAGTATCAACGTGCCATTGGTACGCATAGTTAGTTGTTAACGCACCAGACTTACTATTATTAGACGCAATAGCCTGGAATAAATTATTTAGGTCAGTTCTTACTGCACTTCCTGTTCCATTATCAATTATAAAATCGTGTTCAGCCATTTAATAAAATCGATTTATTAACATGATACATGAATTTTTATCCTTTACCAAAGCCTACAGCTTGATATGTAAAATTTCTATCTATACTTGCATTTGATGAATTTTTAAAATGAACAGTAAAACCAGTTCCAGAAATACTTGAAACTTCAAAATAATCTCCAGAAACCATATTTTGTGCATTAATTCCAACTGAAGGAAGATTACTATTAACTCCTAATAACGAAGAAGTTCCTACAAAAAATGGATTTGTAAATGTAACAGCTTTAGCTCCTGCTCCACTTGCTGTAACATTTCCTTGTTCTGTTCTTCTTTGTAAAGATGCTGTATATCCTAATTGAGAAACTTTTATATCTTGAGCAACATCATTACTTGTAAGTTTTGCTCTGAACTGAAATCCTCTTCCTTTGTAAGTACCATTAGCAAATGTTTGAAAATCAGAATATGTAGGAGAACTTGAAGGATTATCTTGAGTTACTCTTACTAACATTTCAGCATTAACTTCTGTAGCTGTAAGTCCATCAAAGTCTGTAATATCATCAATCAAACCTCGAGAATCAAATAAATCTGAAGGATAAAATGCTTCTGTTAAGAAATGTCGTTTTAAATCTAAACTAAATACTCCACCTAAATCTAAAGTAGTTCCTCCAGCAGTTCCACCAAAATCATAAGTTCCTTCTGGAACTATTCCACCAAAATCATCTAACGAACCAACAGCATCAAAATCTGTAATAGTATCAAAAGTACCGCCTCCAACTAGGTTTATAGTATCTGTAGTTGCATCAAAAGCAACATTAGTTTTTGTTCCTTGAAATTTAGGACTATCAGTATCTTCTCTTCTTGTTTGTGTAATTAAAGGTGCTTGATTATCAGGTAATTCAATAATTACGCTTGTTTCTCCAGAACAGAATCTACCGCCATCATCTCTAAATTTTAAAATATATTCTCCTTCTAAATATGGAACTTCCGCAGAAGTTGTATTACCAGCTAATGCTTGAATTAAATCAGTACTATTAGAAAAAGTTCCATTTCCATTTGTTAAAGTAGAATGTCTGACATATACCCTTCCCCCGTGAGTTACGTCTAAATCTGTTGATAAATTCCAACGTAATCTTACTAATTTTTCATTTATTGGTTCAGCTGATAATCCAGTAACATTTGATGGAAGTGCAGTCTTACCAACAGCATTGAAGGTTAAATCAGCAGAAGTAGCACTTGTTTGTAATGCAGTATTATAGCTAAATACTTGAAATTCATAAGTTCCTATATCTGTATTAAATATTTCAAAGTCAGGAGAAGAAACTGTAGTAGAAACATAATTTCCATTATTAAATCTGTAATTAACCTGATACTGCGTAACACCGACAATAGGTTGCCAACTTACAATTAATTTAGATACAGCTTGATTATTAATTTCAACAATTTTTTCTTCTGCCTGTAAAGCATTTGGTGGGTCTTTTGGAAGATTCAGTATTGATACTGTTCTTGTTGGTAAAGTTGCACCATCTTCAATAAATGCGTATTTTTCATTTATATAAGATAAAGCTGTAATTGCATAAACTAAACCTTCCTGTTCTTCTACAGTTATTACTCTAAATTTTTGAGCTTCAACAGTATCATCTTGTAATAACCAAACTGTATTTACATTAGGAGTTTGAGAAAATGCAGAAGAAACTGTAACTACTGCATCTGAGACACTTGATACTGATTTAGTTTCTACTGTTCCGTCAGGTAAAATTACAGATAAAGTTGGATTATTTGTTGTAGGTAAATCAGTAGCAGCAGAATCATCTACAGTAATTTGTGTAGTTGTAGCAGAACTTATTCTTCCTCCTCTTCTTAAACCTGATCTAACAGGGTCTGCAATTTCAATAATTGCTCCAGGTCTAACAACAACTCCAGAATCAATTGAAGTTGCAAAAGAAACTACTTCTGATTCATTTTGCTCCGCGAAAAGTATTGCCTTTGCTAATCTTCGAGCTTGTGCTCTGCTAGTACATGCAAAAGCTTTTACCTGTTTAATAATTACTCCTAATTTTGCAATTGCAGCAGTATCTTCATAAACTTCATAATCTATTTCTCTACTATCCATATTGAAATAAGAAACAGAAATTACAGTATTTCTTGTTTTTAATCCACTTCCTGAATAGCTAAAACCTGCTTCGGTTACATTAGATAAATTAAATAAATAGCTTGCATCTTTAGGACTATCTTGTGCTAATTGAATACTTCCTGCAGACCAGATAGGCATACATCTCATAACGCCTGCTAATTCATTAATTAAAGAAAATGCTTCATTTGAAGATTGAATATTTACATTACAACTAAATCTAGCTTCCTGTCCTCCTAATCCATCTGATACCAAAGTATTTGCAAACTTACTTGCAGTAACAAAAGAAAATAAATCAAGGGAGCTATCAGTTATATGATTGCCAAATCCATATCTTGTATCTGTAAGAAGATCAAGTAAAACCATCGCAGGACATGAGCACCATTGAGCAGCACCCATCACTCCATTAAAAATATAGCCATCAGGATAAACAATACGACCAGTTGAACTATCAACAGTAGGAGTACCAGAACTATTTGCACCTGCTCCTGGAATCCTTACTTTTATTCCTCTAATACGATATTTTCTTGTTGGAATTGATTGAAACTGCATTGAATCCAATCGAAGAGAAGCATAAGCACTATTGGCATAAGTAGAAGCATCATCTATTATTTCTGCAAAACTTGTCCAAATAAACGAATCAATTAAAGTAGAAGTAGAACTATCAGCAGTAATTCTTGTAACTCTTATATCTGCAGGAAAAGTTCCTGTTAAATTTATTCGATAGTCTCTTTGATAAGCATCAGCACTTCGACCAGTAATAGTATCTGAAATAATATCTGTAAAACCACCAGAATTATATTGAACAGAAATTTTTAAAGAAACTGAAGAACCTAATAAATCTCCTTTGTCAGTAGCTTTTTGTAATTGTGGAAAAGTTATAGTTACATTAACTGCATCTACATTTGAATTTGTTATCTGTCTAGTTACTGGAGTTGAAGCTGTTACTGTTGCTCCTACTGCTGTTATTGAAGAACTACTTTCGATTCCAGGTATTTTTGTTTGATTAGAAGTACCAAATCTAGGATTAAAAGTTACATCTTGAAAATTAAAATCTGTTGTTGCTGGACTAGCAGAATTAGCACTAGATTTTAAAACAGGAGTATTGTTTAAAAATACATCTTTTAAAGAAGCATTATTATATGCAGTTGTTCCTTGTGTTAATCCTTCTTTAGAAGCAGAAGCAAAACCTTCAATTTCGCCTTCAGAAATTAAATCTAATAAAGTAGCAAAACTTCTACTATGTAAATTATCAGGAGTTCTTGTTGGTTGCGGTGGTGGTGGTGGGCTACCTCCTCCAGAACCAATAATTTTTTTTGGTAATTTATTAGTCATGCCTGTACTTGCTGAGTGTCAACTGCTCCACTGATTACCACTGAGCCAGTTATGATTTCTCCGAAAACTAAAGGTACTGGAGTTCCTGCTCGTGATGTATTTTGAGTTCCAGAAAAACTAAAAGATAATTGTGGGTCCTGTTCAGAACTAAATCCTTCAAATTTTGGTAATGGAAACAGCATTTCACTTACTCCAGATAATACAAGCGAAGCTCCAACAGCACTTGTTAAAGTTCCAACTCCAGTCATAAATGCACTTCCTGCAGTAAAACCAGTCATAGTAGTTCCTGCTGCAATTTTTCCAGAAGCACTAATAGTTCCAAACATACCTGCTCCAGGAAACAAAAAAGATGCTCCTATTAAAGCAGCTCCTAATAAAATTCTTCCAGTACTTCCTCCAGCTCCACTTATTACAGGAATAAAATGAATATCTTCTTGACCAATAGGATAATTAATTTCTTCTTTTGAAATATCATAATTACCAATTTTTATCTGATAATATTTAGGATTCATAAATTTTTCTACCTGCGGAAAATTATTAACAAGAAAACTAACAGCTTTTGATAAACTATCTACTTTAATTTCAAATTCTTTATGACCAATAAATTCTGCAAGTTCGCCATATAGTTTTAGCTTACGCAACATAACGATACCTCCCACCAGTTGATTTCAATAACCATTGAGAATATGGTTCTCTACAAGATAGTCTATCTGTTAAATGATGTAAAACATCTCCATCTAAAAAAATAGCTACATGATTTAAACCAGGAGAACCAATAGACATTAATAAAGCATCACCATTAATTAATTTTTCATCTGGTCTTAATTCTCTAAAACCTGTACGCCATGCACAACTTTCAAATAAAGGATTCAATAAAAATTCTTCAGGTGTTGTTGGTCTATCCCAATCTTTTAATTCAATATTTTTTTCTTCTTTATACCAATCTCTAACTAAACTCCAACAATCAGAAACTCCCCATACCCATTGCCTACCTACTAAAGGTGCTTTAAATCCAGTCGGTTCACAATCAGCCCATTGTTCTGTTTTAGGATTTACTATATGCCATTTCAAATTACTTTGCTCACAGGCTACTCTGTCAGCTTGTGATGGCTCTGGAGGTGTTATTGGGTGTGAATGTATTATTGCTATAATTTCGCCTACAGAATCAGCTTTTACATAATCTTCTGGATCCATGATAAAACATTGATGAGAAGTCATCGATAAATTACGACAAGGAAAATATTTTTCTTTTCCTCGAATATTCAATAATAAACCGCAGGATTCTTTTGGGTCTTGTTGTTTAGCGTGAACAAGTGCTTCTTCTTTCCAATTCATGCAATAAATGTTCCTATTGAAGGGAATTCTGTTCTGGTGCATTGTCTTTTAGGTGCTCTGATACCTGCAAGATCAAATACTGCTGCTAATTCAAAAGTAACTACTTCTCTGTTTTCTGCTGATTTTCTATCAATTTTATAAATTTCTTGAGGAAATTCTGCTGTTGGGTCTGGTGTTCCTAATGGATTTACTTGTTGAGTTGTAGTTGTTGTAGTTTCTTGAGTTGTTGTATTTGGATTGTTCATAGTGATTGTGTTTCCCATTGCGTTTCCATGAACTGTGCAATAGTATCTTAAATCTGATGGTGCATCTGGATAGGGTGGTTGGAAAGTTACAGAACTGCCAGCAGAACCTTGAGTCCCAGCAACAGTTACACCTGTTGAATAACTAGCACCAGAATTTTGTTTAATTCTTAATGGGTGACCAGAATTAGAACTATCAGACTGATCAAAGATGTAAGTTGATCCACGTTTCATAGTAATAACAGGATTATTACTGCCATTAAGTGCAAAAATATTTACGCCTCCAACATTTACTACTGTTACTGTATAAGTCACCGTTTCAGCGTCAGCAGGGTCTGCAATAGTTTCTGTAGTCGTAGTAGTGGTTGTAGTTACAGGAAAGTTAACAGCATCAATATAACGTGCCAATGTTCTAATCCTAGTTAAAGTAGCTCCTGTCAAATCATTTCCTGTTGTTACCTGATTAACATTTAACAAGATAGCTGTAATAGTTCCAAGAGCATTACTTATTGTTAGTGTTGGTCTAGGTAATTGACCATTAGTAAAAGCAAAACCTTCAGCCTGTATAGGCATTTTTATATATGAATTTCCTGCCCATACAATATCTCCATTAGAATTTAAACTTGTTCCATTATGAAATCTATAAGTTTGAGCAGAACCATGTAATGTAGCGTCAGTAGTTAAAGTAAATAATTCAATAATTGCAGAAGGATTTATTTTCTGTAAATCAGTAATTATTGGTGCTGTACTCATGGTTCAAATACTTGTCTAAATGTTGTTTGAATTGTTGCTCTATTTAAATATGTAATTCTTTTATTCCAAGTATCACAAACAAATTTCATTGAAGAACCTTCTCCTGCAGGTTGATAATCAAAACTTTCTGTTGAACCTCTGGCATCAAGAAATGTTTCTATTTCATCTGCTTGCGTTTCCGAAACATTAAAAGTAAAAATAAAAACTTTTGGGTTTTGATTTTCTGCTAATCCAAAAGTAATTCTATGTTCAAAACCATCTGCAAAACGAACTACTCTTTTAAATGGTGCAGATCTTTTTTGCGTACCATAAGTTGGATTTATTGATGGAAATGTTGCCATTATGCTAATAATCCTCCTGGTCTTTTTTGTTTAAGTAATTCAGATTGAATTGCTACAGATAAAACTTTTCCTAATTCTTGACCGCCTTGATCGTCTCCTTCTACTGTTGACCCTGTAGCATCTACATTAACCACAATATTTGTAGGACCTCCATTAATTGCACTATTAGGAGAAATCATACCTGATCTTGAAGCTGTAAACAATTCAGGACCTTTTTCTCCTACTAAATAAGATCTACCTGACATAACAGAACCACCATTAGCTCTTGTACCTGAAAAGAATTTTCCTATTCCTCCAGGCAATCCACCTAGAAAAGAAGCTACTCCAAATTGAATTATAGCTCTTTGAATTGCTCCAAATACACTTGACGCAACTTCTCCTAAAGTTTTAGTTCCTTTTATTGCACCATCTATCGCATCAACCAAACCTGTCTCTATTGTATTAGCAATAGAACCATATAAAGTTTTTATTCTTTTCAATTGTTCTTCATTTTTTTTATCTTGAATTTCTTGTTGCTTTGCAACACCTAATTGTTTCTTTAAAATTTCTATTCTGTCTTTAAGCTTCCTTATTTGTTCTTGCAATAAACCTGCTCCTCTTTTTTGTTCTTGTTTTCTTTTTAAAGCTATTTCTAAACGTGTTATTTCTGCCTTAATTGCTTCTTGATTTCCTTCTTCTATTAATTTTTTATTTTTCTTTCTTTCTCTATTTTGTTTAATAATTGCGGTAGTAACTAATCCTATAGCAGTAGCTAAAGCTATTAGAGGTAAAGCGTTCATTGCAATTGCTAAAGCTCCTGTAGAAATAGCAAGTGCTTTTGTTGAAAGAGCAGCAGTTGCATTTGCCTTTGCTAATGCTATTGCACCTGCAGATGTTGCTGCAAATTTAGCAATAAGAATAGTTTTTACTGCTGAAAGTAAACCAGCGGCTACAGTAGCAGCTTTAAATGCCATAGCTATTCCAGTAAATATTGCAGCTGTTTTTCCAATAGGAGAATTTATAAAATTAGTGATTACTTCTGTTAATCTTGTTAATCCTCTAATAATTGGAAGTACTGCAGGAGCTAAAGTTTCTCCAAATGCTCTAGATAAATTTTCTGTTTCATTACTAAGATTTTTAAATACCTGTGTTGGGTCATTTTTAAGTAATTCTCTTAATGATGCACCTCCATCTTTTTCTATTTTTCTTAATGCTCTAAGTACAACATCACTTGTTAATTTTCCTTGAGAAGCAAATTCTTTTAGTTTTCCAATATCTGTATCTAATTCATCTGCAATAGGTTTAAGTATTGTTGGAATTTGTTCTGATATACTTCTAAATTCATCTCCTTGTAATCTTCCAGAACCTAAAGCCTGGGCTAATTGTCTAAAAGCGTTTGATGCTTCTATTGTTGAAGCTCCTGCTAATTTAGCAGCTGTATTAAATCCAAAAAATGTAGATTTTATATCTTCTACACCTACTCCTAAAGGCGCTAATCTTGCGGTTATATTTGTTATTCCTTCTAGTGCTTCGGTAGAACTTAATCCAAATGCTTTCTGAGCATCTGCAGCTATTTGTTGAGATCTTGCAAAAGTTCCAGATTGTTTAGTTAATAATCCTAGTCTTACATTTAATTTTTCAAAGTTAGCTGCTGTTTGTATTGCATTTTTTCCTAATAAAGTAATTCCTATTCCACCAATAGCAGTTCTTAAACCGCCAAATGCTTTTTGTAATTGATTTGTTTTATTTTGGACACCCTGTAAAGCTCTAGTTGCACCACTAGCATCAACAGTAAGTCTTACATTAGCCTGAGCCACAAATTAAAAAAGTCTTTATTCAAGTTTACCCTAATTTTTGTTTTTGTCGTTGCTGTGCTCTTTTTTCTTGTTCAGTTTTATTTTCGTAATATGCAACCCAATATATTAATTCTTCTTCAGTTATAGAATTTCTTAGTTCATTCAAAGTTTTACCTAATTCTGTTGCAAGGAAAAATTCAAAATTTAGCCAATTATCCCCCTTTATTCTTTTTTTGCTGTATCAAGATCTAATGTTACATCAAATAAAAATAGTTCAATTTCATTTAAAACTTTTTCTGGTATTGATCTTTGTAATATAGGCGCATCTGACATGTCAAAGGCAGGACTTCCATCTTCTTTTTGTGCCATTTTGCATAATAACTGAGTTGAAACAGTTAAAGCCTCATCAGTTCCAGCTGATGCTTGAGCTTTTTGTCTATCAAATCTAGTAATAGGAGGAAAATATAAATCTATATTAATGCCATTAGGAGTTTCTAATACATACTTTCTTCTTGTTGACATCTCATCTTTGAAAGCTCCAATGATAAGATCTGCGGTTCTTTGGTTTGCCATAAAAGCGGGTTTTTTTAGTTAATTAAATAGCTGAAGTAATAGTTCCAGTAGGTTTAAAAGTAATACTAATTGTATTAGCTTCTCCTAAAGATGAACTTTGTTCAAAATTAGTGATAATACCGTTAAAAGATATTTTTTGAGAAGCACTGCTACTATCTGGAAAAAGTTCAAATGATGCTGTTCCTGCATCTCCAGTGACTAAAGCACCATCAATAAAAGTAGCTGTTTCTCCAGAAGCTGCATCATCATAAAGTAATTCAGCACTTCCTTCGCCTTCAATCAAACCGCCTGTAAACTGTTTAAATGTATCTCCCTGAGCAGTAATTTCTTGTATATCTTTAGACATACTAAAAGACCAACTTGTAGTTCCTAGAACTGGGTTAACAGATGAGCCACCATCATCAAATTTGACCTGACCTACATCACCCTTTACTTTTGCCATAACTAAAAAAAGTAATATTTATAAACATCTTAACTCTTCTTTGTTTTTTTCACAATAATTTATAAATTATAGATCTTCATAAATTCCAAATGTAATCCTTATTTGTGTTTGAAATTTTCCTTCTGGACTTGATTGAAATATTTCAGGACCAATAGGAGAATCAAAAATTACATTAGAAACTGTTACTCTGTTATATAAATTTCTTAAACGTTCAGCAATTGTAAAATTAGCTCCAGAACCAATTCCTTCTTCTGTAAATATATTCAATACAAGTAAACCAACAACATTATTTGTAGCTGTGCTTGTATCACCCTGAGTTAAATATTCATTAGTACCAAAACTTGTAGAACATTGAACAAAAGTATCTTCTGCAGTTGAATCAAAAGCCATATTATTAAAAACTACTGGAATTGCAGGGCTTGAAGCTAATTCTGTAGCTAATCTTGCTTCTATTGTTGCTCGAACAGAATTTAAATCTAATGCAGCCATTTTAAATACCTCTTTTTATTCTTTCATATTCTCTTCTTGCATATATTTCAAGTTCTTTTCCAATTAATTCAGGAAATCCTGCAACTGTATTTTGTCTGGTTCTATAAGTTCCGCCCCATGAAGGAGGTAAATTTACACCAAAACAAACAGGTTCTGCATAAGCTAAATTATTAATAATTCTTCCTTGCAATGGTTTAATTTCTGTTTGCCAGGCATTTCTTAAATCGCCTCCGCCTGCAGGTTCTCCTTTAAATACAACTCTTACTGGAGTAGCTTTTTTTACTTTTCGAGTCCATTCTAAAGTTGTTGCTTTTACTAAATCTTCTACAGCTTCTCTCATAACATCATCAATTTGATCTAATCTAATTTGCCTTGTCATAATTACCTCAAAACAAGATCAAAACTAATAGCAACATTATTTTGTTCATTTTGAATTACCTGGATTATTTTAAATTCTACATTACTTATCAAAACTCTATCTTTAGTTGTTGGTATATAAGTTAAATCTTTTGCTGCAATAGTTAATCGTTTATCTTGTGATTCAATTAAATTATTTACTTCTGATCTATTAACATTACTTAAA